GTGAATTAGCAAAAAGACAAAATTATCAGCAAATGATTAAAAATACTACTTTGTTAATTAGACAATTAGAAGATCAAAAAGTACAAGAAAAAGTCAAAGCTGATGAGAAAGAGTATCAAGCATTTAAGCTGACCACGGTTAAACCAGACTTTGAGTATCAAGAGCAATTAGTACACTACTATCAAGATGCTATAAGAAACATGGTGGACAATCCTAACGAGCTGCCTTTTCCAGACACTGATGATATTGAGTATCTCAGTAATCTACCGTTTGATCCTGAGAATACTCCTGATAATGTTATCAGATATGCTAGAGAACTAGCAGATGCTTATATTGAGAAAAACAACTTAAAAAGAAACACAATTGGTGATATGCTGTTTTTCGACATGATGAACAAAAAAGATGATGAGGTAGTTGATATTGTAGAGGATAAAGAGCCTGAGGGCTTAGAGGTAACAGTTCCTTTGCCAGCAACTGAACCAAAAAAAATGGCCATGGGCGGCGATCCAGGACAGTTTACTGATCCACTACGTACACCAGATGATTCTGCAGTTGACATAAGAGACATACAAGAAGGCCCTGCATACATGGGTCTAGACGAATTAGATTTATTTGAAGATGCAAAATTAAAACCAACAAAAGAAAGCGCACTTCCAGAGGTGCAGGTCGCTAACGTTGTGTTTGGTAAAGCACCAGGGTGGGCCATTGCAGGAGCAAACAAGATTGATGATTTACTTCGTGGAGGAAACACTGGAACTAGAATAGCACAGTCAGACAAGATAGCTGACGCAGCAACAAGTGCTGGTGAAAAGATAAATAGATTTTACTCGGGCCTCGAAGCACGGCTCGTTGACCCTAATGCACCAGAAGTTTTTAACACACCTGCCGACTTATTTAATTTTTTACAATCAAAAGGTATTTCTAAATTTGAAGTAGATGATTATCAAATACCACAGTTATTAGAAACAGTTTCAAAAACAGGTCAACCTATAACGAAAGCAGCTTTACTAGATAGAATAAAAAACGCTCCTATTCGTAAAATGCAAACAAAGGTTCAAGGATTTAGATCAGAGATAGAAAACGCTGATGGTCAGTTTATTAGAGGTAAGTATGGTGATTCATATTACGAGGGTGGTGCCATACCAGAAACATACAGAGAAAACATTTTATATTTAGATCCTGCGGATATACCTGACGATATAAAGTATTATCAATACAGCACTCATGGTTTCTTTCCTGATGATGAAACAAAGTATGTAATAGGATGGACAAGAGGCACGGATAGGTATGCAATCATACCAGGAACAAAAACACAGTTACCTAATATCGGTCCAAAGACGGAAGAGTTAAATAAAAGAATTGAAAGATTAACAACCATATCTAACAGATCTGCAGAGGATTTGGTTAGTCAATCTGGTGGGCGTATAACACTGGAACAAGCACAAAAGAATATTGATAGAGCAGGAAGAGATTTAGCAAAAGCACAAGATGAGTTAGCAAACATTGGTAAAACTGACGATGCTGTCGTGACAGGGAATCAGACAGTGCGTGTAACTTTTGCAGATGAAATACAATCTGACATCATGCAGACGTATAGAAAAAAATTAGAGGAGGTCATAGGAGACTATAACAAATTAGTTGAAAGAGGTATTGACGTTAAAGATACACAAAAAATAAGACAAGAGTCCTACAGACTAGGTACGACAACAGATCAAGACGTGCTAGCTTTCTACGCAAAACATAAAGACATTATGCGTCCTTTGTTTAGAACAGAAGAAGATTTCGCTGCTTACATAAAAGAATTAAAAGAAAGCCAACAAGTGTTTAGAGACTTAGCACAAGTTAGACCTGGTATGCTTACAGGTGAGATGAGAAGTGGTGTGGCTGCTGCAGCTAAGAAAAGAGATAGAATATTAGAAATATTTGAACAAGCGTACACAGATCCTAAAACAATGAAGAAACTATTCCCTAACGTTCCTATGAAAGATAGAAAAGTTTGGGGTGATGCTTTGGTTAAAAATGATTTGTACATGGCAGCAAAAAGAAAATTCATAGACAAAGATCCTAATGCATCTGATTGGTATGTTGTATCTCCTGCTGAACTTGTAACAGCAAGATATAGTCAAAGAGGAACAACAGCGACACCTTTTGCTGAAAGAACAAAAGAGATGAAAGGTATTGGTCAGTATGAGTTTTACGGTGGACCTAATGTTACAGATCCTAACGGTAAACACTACACAAGTGTGTTGGAACAATCTTTACGAAGAGCAGCTAAAGTAAACAATGCAGACTTTAAAGTAGTAAAAATTCAAATAAGCGAAGGAACATCTGTGAGTAGATCAGTGCAAGTTGTAAACGCACAAGGTGATATTGTTAAGGAATTTAAAATGGCAAAGAGTGCGAAGCAGAGCGATTTTGCTGATGTCATGGACAAAGCAAGAGATTATATTACAGAGTCAGGAGCGGGGGGCTTGATAGCTAGACCTGTTGAACTACCTTCAGGCTTTAAAACCGTAGATGCTTATGCTATAAAGTTGACACCAGAAATGGTATTGTCAACAAAAACACACCTAGCGTCAGGGGGTTATGTAAAGTATGATCCGCTAGTGTCTATGGATGAAATGATAGGAGCAGCTTAATGGTTGTTGAAAAACCAGCAAATTACGACCAACCACAAACGGTCAATGACGAATTATTAATCCCAGCTCAGGTAGGACAAGAAGTTCAATTGGAACCTGGCACAGATGAACCTATCAATGTTGAAATGACAGAAGACGGAGGTGCTGTTGTTAACCCAGAACAAGAGCAGATAGAAACTGGTTTTGATGGTAATCTTGCAGAGTTTATGGATCAAGATGTATTAACAAACATTTCAAGCGAATTACGTCAATCATATGAAGACGATAAAGGATCTAGACAACAGTGGGAGGAGGCCTACACAAAAGGATTAGATTTATTAGGATTAAACTACAATGAAAGAAGTCAACCCTTTCAAGGTGCTAGCGGAGTTACACATCCGTTGTTAGCTGAGTCTGTTACTCAGTTTCAAGCACAAGCATATAAAGAATTATTCCCAGCTAGTGGTCCTGTAAGGGCACAGGTCATTGGTTTAGCTACAAAAGAAAAAGAGGATCAAGCCCAACGTGTTGCAGAGTTTATGAATTATCAAATAATGCATATTATGGAGGAGTATGATCCTGAGCTAGATCAAATGTTATTTTATTTACCACTATCAGGATCAACATTTAAAAAAGTTTACTACGATTCCAACCTTGGCAGAGCTGTCTCTAAGTTTGTTCCATCGGAAGATTTAGTTGTTCCTTATACAGCTACAAACCTAGAGGAGTGTGAGAGAGTTACTCACGTTTTAAAAAGAACAGAGAACGATATTAAAAAAATGCAAGTCACAGGTTTTTATCGTGACATACCTTTACAACCAAGTGAAGAAGATCAAAACAAAGTTGAAGAAAAAGAAAGAAAACTATCTGGTATAGAAAAAAATGCTTACAAAGATGATCAGTATACTTTGTTAGAGATGCACGTAGATTTAGATATTGAAGGGTTTGAACATCCTGATGGTATCAAACTACCTTACATAGTGACTATCGATGAAGGGTCTAGTGAGGTGTTATCTATATACAGAAACTACAACCAAGAAGATTCTTTATATAAAAAACAACAATACTTTGTTCACTACAAATTTATGCCTGGTC